CGTTGTTATGCCAGCTCTGCCCGACTCTTTTGGCTCGGGTGTAGGAAATGCTGGATGATTCTTAATTTTCATTTGTAAACCACCACAATTTCGCCTCCAAATTGTTTTTGAATATCTTTAGCCGGTTGTTCTGTCCAGAAAAACATTGGCTTGTGCCCTTCTTTTGTCCATACGTATCCAAAACGTGTCATATTCAATACCTGTATTTAGGCGCGCACGTCACATCAGCGACGACATCGGCGGTATGGTTGTTGATCTTGCGTTTAGCAAACACCATCACAGCGCGCAGGCCAGAGCTTTCACACTCTTGCACGGCCAAGATGACTTCGTTGCGGCTCATGGCGTGAATGTCCTTGTCCAGCACCATCTTCTGTTCGGCAGTGCCGCCACCTATACTGCCGTCCATCATGCTGGCGTTCCATGACGACCCCGCCGCGCATCCGCTCATAAATAAAAAAAGAAAATACTTCATGGCTGTCTAGCCTCCTGTAAAAGTTCAATACGTTCACGCGACGCCCGTAGCGTGGTGTAGCGTTGGTGCAGTCGCTCCAGCACCACCACACGCTTGGCGTTCGCCCGCTCATGGATCAGCATTTCCAACACCTTGTCTTCATCAAAGGTCTTGAGTTCTTCATTTAATTTTCGCCAAGTGAGTTGCAACTTTATCCTCCAATTTTTTAACTAACGTCATGCTCTTGCTCAACTTACGCCAAGCGGCGTTAAAGTCTCGCTGGTAAATTTTCTGTATAGACTTCTCAGCCTTAAGCTGGGTCTTCCAATTGTTCAAACGTACACTCATTTCAGTTCCTCCATTTTCCATTCGGTATATCTGTATTCGTATAAGTTAAGCAAGCAAAAAAAATGTGTGCCAACTTTTACCTGCTCAACTTGCCTATGCCATATTTCGGGCATGTATTTATCTGGCCTGTTAATGATCCGCGTAAACTCATCTTCAAAAGTAGTAAATGCTGATGTCACTTCAGTTCCTCCATTGCAATATCCGATATAGCGCGCTTGTCGTGTAGCGCACCCCAAATTTTTTCATCTACAGTTTTGTTGGTCAGCATGACGTAACACCAGACGTCGTGCTTTTGTCCTGATCGATGCAAACGACCGACGGTCTGCTCATACAGTTCCAACGACCAAGGCAAGGACAGAAAAATGATTTTGCACCCGCCAAATTGAAGGTTGAGCCCGTGGCCTGCTGATTTCGGATGCACCAGTAAGAGCTCGACCTTGCCTTCGTTCCAGCGTTGAATGGCGCTCTTGTCGTCAAGGGTTTGGGCGTGGGGGTATCGGCGTTTAAGCTCTGCCAACTCTTCTTGATACGTGTACGCAATGATCGTATTTGCTCTTTGATTTTCATTTAACAACTCCTCAAGTCGGTCAAATTTGTGTGAGCTAAACCATACCGGTGTCTGTGTGACAATGAACTTACCAGGTATCTCGGAGGCCGTCTTGCGTGTGTCGTACACAAACCCGCTGGCCATCTGTTGCAACTTGCCAGTGACGACACCCCCATTGGCCGCTACGGCCTTGGCGTCGGGGAACTCCACCATGAAGTCGGCCTTCATCTTTTCGTAAGGTTTGCGGTCGTCCAGATCGCACCGCACTTCAATCACATGTAGCGGCGGCAGTTTGTCGGCGTAATCGCCAGCCTCCAACACATACGTTGCCGGTTTGATGCGCTCCATGACGCCGGCCAACGCACCGACACGCGGCGCCCACTCGCCAAACTCCTTGTTGATCAACACAAAATACTGTTGCATAAACGCGCCTTTGGACCGGCCAAGCAAACTCTGGTCAACGATCTTGCACTGGCCAAACACGTCCTCCAAACCGTTGCTGGTAAATGAGCCGGTCAAGCCCCAACGAATCGTCATAGGCTCCAACACCTTCAACAACGACTTGAAACGTGTGCCTGATGGGTTCTTTAAGCGCGTCAACTCATCAAACACAATGCCGTCAAAGTCCAGCGCCTGCTCGGCCAGCCATTGGATGTTGTCGTAGTTGCTGACCACAATCTGCGCCTTGGAGCGCAATGCTGCGGCGCGTTGCTTGGGTGTGCCCACCGCCACGGCCAAAGGTGTGTGGGGTGCCCACTTGGGTTGCTCAACTGGCCACACGTCGGTGCAAACGCGCTTGGGTGCCAGAACAAGGAACCGCTTGGCCACACCGTTGGCCAGCATGTCTTGCATGGCCGTCAGCGTGATGGCTGTCTTGCCAGCGCCAACAGGTGCCAAGATCATGGCACGGTCGCGCTCGTAGAGGAAGTCAGCCGCCTCTTCTTGGTAGGGTCTTAATGAATTCATCAATTTGTTCTGTTGTCCATAAACACGCGTAGTTCTGATTCAGCAGCGTCATGTCCGACATGAACATCTTCTGCAACGCTGACAGCCTGCCGCCCTTGGTCTTTAATTCCACAAACCATGTGCTGCCGTCAGGCAAACACGCAATTCGATCTGCAACGCCTTTGCGCCCAGGTGACGTGAACTTGTACGTCTTGCCACCAATGCGCTCAACTGCCCAGACGAAATGATTTTCAACTATTTTTTCTTTCATGTCAAAAAGTTTAGCACAGATTTATTTTATGTGATATAGTTCAGTTTCAATTAACTAAAGGAGAGTTCAGTGAATAACCCAGCAGCATTTCCAAAGACACCATTCATTGAGATTGGTACACCACAAAATGGCATGACCTTGCTTGATTACTTTGCGGCCAAAGCAATGCAAGGTTTATTGGCCAGTGAAGTTAACGCGCCGTTGAAAACGTTTGCAACCAAAGCCTACGAAATGGCAGACGCAATGATGGAGGCTCGTAATGGATCACAGTAAGATAGTCGGCGGCTCAACCGCCAAGCGCGTTATGAACTGCCCAGGCTCAGTGGCCTTGGTGCAGAAGATGCCGCCCCAGCCCAGCAACAAGTACGCCGACGAGGGTACGCTGTTGCACAACGTCATTGCTGAGATAGTGATGTCAGACGAAAGCCCTGAATCATTCCTCGGCACCACCTACAACGATCAAGTTCTGACGCTTGATTTGATTGACAACAAACTAGTGCCTGCACTTGCGGCGCTGGATCAGATAGACCCAAATAAGGAGATGGAAATTGAAGCCGAAACACGTGTTGGGTTTGGTGATTTATTGCCTGGGGTGTTTGGTAGTACTGACCTTATTGGACGTATCGGCAATCGTGCAATTGTTCTTGATTGGAAGTTTGGCGATGGCGTTTCTGTAGAGGTAGAAGAAAACCCGCAGTTGATGTTTTACGCCGCTGCGGCCATGCGTACCGAAGAAGCCAAGTGGGCGTTTGATGGCGTTGACGAAATCGAAATGGTGATCGTGCAGCCACCACAGGTTAAGCGTTGGGTGACCACACCAGCGCGCATTGCACAGTTTGAGAAAGACTTGGTGAAAGCCGTCAAATTGGCGCAACAACCGAATGCTGAACTTAAGGTCGGTGACCACTGCCGTTGGTGCGCGGCCAAGCCCATCTGCCCACAGATGACCGGCGCTGTTGACCGCGCGCTGAAGACGCAAGTCGAAGCCATCGACGTGCAGACGTTGGGCGCATACTTGGCCAACGCTGACATACTGGAAGATTGGATCAAAGACTTACGTGCGCTAGCGCACCAAATACTTGACAGCGGCGCGCCGGTGCCTGGGTATAAACTAGTGGCCAAACGTGGCACACGTCAGTGGACGGAAGAAAAAGACGTAGTGCATTGGCTTGACGGCAAAGGCTTGGAGCCTACCGAAATCTATAGCAAAGAATTACTCAGCCCTGCTCAAATGGAGAAGGTGCTGAAAAAGCGCAAGTTGACATTGCCCGACGATCTTGTCGTGTCAGTGTCTTCAGGCACAACATTGGCGGTGGAGAGCGATCCCCGTCCGGCAGTGTTGCAAATCGGGAAGCAGTTAACTGCTGCCCTTCTTAAAATCCAATAAAGGAAAATCATGTCCAATTTAGTAGCGTTCTCTCAAGCGGGCTTGCCCGCAGTCTCCACCTTGTCAACCGCACTGCGGGCGATCCAATCCGATGTCGGTCCAGCCGGTACAGCTATCCTCAAAATGGATAAGACTGGCCACTGGGTTTTCGGTGCCGATCAAACCGAAGTTGAAGACGACAGCAAGTGGGCGATCAACCCCTTTTCTTTTGTCCACGGCTTTATCGCTTGGGGTGATGGTGAGGTGTTGGCCGAGAAGATGGCCAGTGTTAGCCAGCCGTTGCCCGAACTCGACGAAGCGCCCCCAGGTGCCAAGAAGGGTTGGGAAACACAAGTCGGTTTGTCACTCAAGTGCATCAGCGGCGAAGACAAGGGAATGGAAGCGCGTTACACCACCACGTCAGTGGGCGGTAAAAAAGCGGTTCAATCCATTGCTGTCGCATTGGCCGAACAGGTCGATAAGGATCAAGCCAAGCCAGTGGCTATCGTGCGTCTTCGCAAAGATCACTACGCCCACAAAAGCTACGGCAAGATCTACACGCCTGTGTTTGAGGTCATTGAGTGGGTCAGCATGGATGGCGAACCGGTTCCAGAAGCCGCGCCAGAAGCGCCAGCACCCGCAGCAGGCCGTCGCCGGAGGTCAGCATGAGATTAGATCTTGACGTGCAAGAAATCAACGCTGTGATGGCGTTGCTTGCTTCGCTGATGGACAAAATCCGCATGCAAGCTCAAGCGCAGATGCCTGCGCCACCTACGCAAGAGTAATCTTCCTGATGCCGCGTGACAGGCGGCATTGGAAAGGACACACATATGCTTTGGATTGACTTTGAAACCCGCAGCCGGTGCGACTTACCCAAGCACGGCGTCTACAACTACGCGCAAGACCCCAGCACCGAAGTGCTGTGTATGTCCTACGCATTTGACGACGAAGACGTGCAAACATGGACACCTAGCCAACCATTTCCTCACTGGGTTGCAGACCATAAAGGCTTAATCTCCGCGCACAATGCGGCGTTTGAACGTCTGATCTTTTGGTATGTCTTGCAGATCAACTTTAAGCTGGAGCAGTTTGTCTGCACCGCAGCACAAGCTCGCGCCAACTGTGCGCCTGGCTCGCTTGAGGACGTTGGCCGGTTTGCTGGCGCGTCCATGAAGAAAGACCATCGCGGTGCTCAGTTGATCCGCTTGCTGTGCATACCCCCATTTAAAGAAGACCCTGCGCTTATGGCCGAGATGGTCGCCTATTGCGAGCAGGATGTGCGCGCCATGCGTTCAATCAGCAAAGCCCTGCGCCCATTATCAACCGACGAGTTGGCCGACTACCACGTCAACGAGCGGATCAACGACCGTGGTGTGTTGGTAGATGTGCCGTTGTGCAACGCCGCCGTCAAGTTTGCCAGCGATGAGTTGGTCGAGATTGAGCAGATCGTGGCCGAGGTCACCGAAGGTGAGATCACTAGCGTCAGGTCACCTAAGATGCGTCAGTGGGTGATTGACCGCGTGGGGCCGCAGGCTTTAAAGCTGATGGAAACCTACAAGGACGGTGAGAAGAAATATTCGATTGACAAAACTGTGCGAGCTAATCTGCTTGCGATGGAAAATCCAGATGAGATACCGCCCGCTGTTGCCGAGGTCATCCAATGCGCGGATGACCTATGGGCGTCTTCGGTTGCTAAGTTCAGCCGCCTCGCATCACTTGCAGATGTCGAAGATCACAGGGTACGCGGAGCCTTTGTATTCGCTGGAGGATCTGCCACTGGACGAGCATCAAGCTATGGAGCCCAGGTTCACAATTTTACTCGCAAGTGCGCCAAATCGCCCGAAGATGTTAGAGTTGCAATGGTCAGAGGCCATTCAATTGTTCCTCAATTTGGAAAGCGCGTTACTGATGTCCTCAAAGGAATGCTCAGGCCCGCACTGATACCAGCTAAGGGAAAGTCCCTAGTCGTGGCCGATTGGTCGTCCATCGAAGCGCGCGCCACGCCGTGGCTGTCCAATTGCCCCGCAGGCGAGCGCAAACTGGCCATATTTGCCAACGGCGAGGACGTGTATAAGGTCAACGCCGCTGCCACCTTTGGCGTGGCCGTGGCCGACGTAGATGACCGCCAGCGTCAGATCGGTAAAGTCCAAGAGTTAGCCTGCGGCTTTGCCGGCGGCATTGGTGCCTTTGCGGCCATGGGTCGTGCCTACGGCGTGAACCTACCCGAGTCCGAAGCCAAGCGCATGGTAGACGCATGGCGCAGGGCAAACCCTTGGTCAGTGCCTTACTGGCAAAGCCTAGAAGAAGCCTACACCCGTGCCATGCGAAATAAAGGCCATGAGTTCAGCGTGGGGCGGGTTACCTATATGTATGACGGCCAGCACCTTTGGTATGTTTTGCCCTCTGGTCGCGTCTTGTGCTACCCGTACGCACGACTCGAAACCGATGGTGTAACCTACGCCAAGGCGGCTTGGAAACCGGCAGCAGACGCAAAAGAATGGCCACGCGCAAGGCTTTGGAAAGGGTTGGCATGCGAAAATATCACCCAAGCCACCGCCAACGATTTGTTGCGCCACGCACTGCGCCAACTTGATGATGTGGTGTTGCATGTGCATGATGAGATAGTGTTGGAAACCGACCGGCCAGAAGAGATGGCCGTGCGGCTAAAAGAGGTGATGTGTACGCCGCCCGAGTGGGCTAAGGGGTTACCCCTTGGCGCAGAGGTGGGGATCATGTCGCGATACGGCAAATAAAAAGCCCGCTGGCAGGCGGGCTTGTAAGGGAGCACTAACTTGGAATTCTTGGAATTTATCACAAAACTCGCCCCAAGCGGCGAGACAGCGTTAATTGTTCACCAAAAACCACAATTAAAAGACGGTCAGATTCAATTACACGCCGACGGCGCAGTTAAATGCACATGGCCAGCACACCTGCCGACCAAGGGCGTCAAGGCTGGCCAAGCGTGGTACGCCAACACCGCCAGCTTCGTCGTTGATCGGTTCACCGATGGCCGCGTGTCAGCGTCCGCAGCCAACTGCGAGTACATCTTGGTCATGATGCTGGACGACATTGGCACCAAATCTAAAGTGCCGCCCATCGCCCCGACATGGATCATGGAGACATCCGAAGGGTCGTTCCAGTGGGGTTACGCTTTTAGCGACCAGCCCACCAAGGCCGAGTTCAGCGCGGCTATTCGCGCCATCGCAGACGCAGGCTACACCGACCCTGGGGCGTGTAATCCCGTTCGCAATTTCAGGCTCCCAGGCTCTGTCAACTTGAAACCCGAGCGCAACCTGTTTGCGTCGCGCTTGGTCGAGTTCCACCCAGATCGTGAGTTCACACTTCCTGAGATTTGCGCCGCTTTGGGTGTCGTGCCAGTCGAGGCCGACTCGCTCACCCTGCGCCCAATCCGCCTGTCAGATGACGGCGCAGACGACGTGATGGCGTGGCTGTCTGAGAAGGGTCTGCTGCTGTCCCGACCCAACGGCGAAGGTTGGGCAGGCGTAATCTGCCCCAACAGCGCCGAGCATACCGACGGCAACCCCGAAGGCCGGTACATGCCGTCCAACCGCGCATACTGTTGCCTGCACTCGCATTGCGTGGATTTTGACTCGCGCATGTTCTTGCAGTGGGTAACCGACAATGATGGACCCAGCCACACCCCTGGCCTTCGTGAGGAGTTGTTGGCGCAGGCGATGGACTCGGCGTTGTCCAAATTGACGCCGACTGTCGAGTACCCTAATGAGGCCGCCCGTGTGATCGCCGAGGTTGAGCGCAAAGAGCTTGGCCGAGTTGAGAAGGCAGAGTGGTGGAATCGGTTTGCGTATATACAAGTTGATGACGCGTTTTTCGACATGCAAGATCGCCGCGAGATCAGCCGGTACACCTTCAATGCCTTGTTTCGGCACATCGATTGCAAGTCAGTTCACAACGCTAAACGTCGGGTTGAAGCAGCCACGTCGTTCGATGAGAACCGCCAAGCCAAGGGAGCCAAGGCGCTGGTCGGTGTCACCTACGCCGCCGGTGAGTCGGTGCTGGTCGCCCGTGAAGGCATGGTCTACGGCAACCGCTGGCGTGATGCCCGACCCAAGCCCGCAGCCGGCGACGTCGCTCCGTGGCTGGCGCACGTCGAGCGCATGATCCCTGAGAAGTTCGAGCGCGAGCATTTACTAAACGCGCTGGCGCATAAGGTGCAATTCCCAACGCACAAGATCAACCACGCGATCCTACTGGGCGGCAACCACGGCAGCGGCAAGGACACCCTGTTCGCGCCGTTCTTCTGGGCTATCGGTGGCGAAGGCAAAATTAATTGCTCATTAGTCAAGAACGAAGACCTGTCCTCCCAGTGGGGTTACGCGCTCGAATGCGAAGTGATGGAGATCGCCGAGTTACGCCAAGCAGAAGCCAAAGACCGCCGCGCGTTGGAGAATACCCTCAAGCCCATCATCGCCGCGCCCCCTGAATACCTGACGGTCAACCGCAAAGGCTTGCACCCCTACTACGCCTTAAACCGCGTTTTTGTAATTGCATTCTCTAATGAGCGCGTGGCCATCTCGTTACCCTCAGAAGATCGCCGCTGGTTTGTCCTGTGGAGTGCCGCCGAAAAGTTACCAGAAGCTCAAGCCGTGAGCTTGTGGAATTGGTATCAACACCGCGCAGGCTTTGAGGCCGTTGCCCATTACCTCCACACCCGCGACGTGTCCGCGTGGAACCCGAACGCGCCGCCCCCGCTTACAGAGGCCAAGGCCATTATGGTCGAGCATGGCATGAGCACCGCCGAGTCATTCTTGGTCGATCAACTGCGCCGCCGTGTGGGTGAATTCTCGCGCGGTGTCATTGCGTCCCCCTTCCATGCCCTGTGCGATCGCCTGCAAGGGTACGCCCCCAGCGGGGTCAAGATCGTGCAGGCAGCGTTATTGCATGCGTTGAAGGAGGCCAATTGGATCGACCAAGGCCGCGTCGCGTCGCGTACGTACACCACCAAAAAACACATTTATTGCGCCCCTGAGCATACGCGCGCCAGCAAATCCGACCTGCGCGACATGGTGGAATAAAAAAAAGCCCGCACAAGGCGGGCTGTTAAGTTTAGGCAACTGCTACAAACCAAGTAGCACGGCAAGTATAGCAGCCAAAATGGCCGCGATAATCACCGCCATGACGTCCCCAGCGACTCGTTTTCAATCTGGTCGATTATGGGCAGTGGCAGCAACCCCAGCACGTCCACCGCGCCCAGATAAGCATTAAGTAGCGTAGCGTGTGGCCGTTCGGTTTCGTCGCCCCAGTCGATTTCCAGATAGCACACCAGTTCGTCACCGTTCGGATGATCAAAGGTGAATTCAGTCTCACCGATACCGCGCGCCGGTCGCATACCGGCCATTAAGCACTCGTCCAACTCTTCGCGCAGCTCGCTCGCCTGATCGGCCAGCGCGCCGTTTTCGTCGCTCAATTGCTCATTCTCGGCCACCGCGCGCCCCAGCGCCTCGGTTAAGTCGTCGATCCTGGCCAATAAATCGGCGCGGGCAGTGTCTCCGGCCGCGTATGCAGCCCGTTCTAGTTCAGTTGTTGTCATGTCATTCTCCAAAAGTAAATTACAAAGGGCAGCGCGATAAAAAACGCAAACCCCAGCGCGTCAAAAAACTGTCGTGTTGTCATAAGATCCCCAAAAAATGCCCGTCATCGTCAAACACTGCCACGTAGAACCCGCGCGGGCTCCCGTGTACCTGATAGGACCATGCGTCACGGTCTTGTAGCGTCAATTCATCGGCCAGCGCCTGCGCGGCTGCTTTGCTTTTGTAGTAGGTCATAGCGCCTGCTCCTTGGCCAGTGCGTCGCGCGCGCGGTCCATGGCATACGCTAGGCCCTCTATTCGGGCCGTATCGGGCAGGTCCGGCGCGGCCTGGTCCGCGTAGAAAATAAGCGCTTCGAGCGCTTCGCGTAGAGTTTCGGGTTTATCAATCATATATTGCAACACCCGCAGCATGGCGCGTCGATACACCGGCCGCGCTTATTTTGAAAGTATTCGCGCCCGCCGTTATTCCACAAGTGCGACACATAAGATCCACGCGCGCGCGTTAAGTAGATTTCCTCGGGCTCGGGCTCCGCATGCCTGAATTCATCTTCGTCAGTGATCCACGCCGTGCGCGTGACCGTGTCAAATTGGATATGATCCCCTGGCCGAATCGGCGCGCCGGTGCGCGCGCACGTGCCCTTATATTTTGCAAACATTGTTTTGATTGTCATAATTTACCCTTCGTGTAGTTGATCGACGCAATACGCGTCCGCATGCGGCCACAATGGCCGCATACAGTCGAATATTAAACGGCCGCAATAGCTATCACGCGCCGCGCGTGGCCGGCGGCGTGATCGGCGATGACGACATCACGGGCTTGTATTGATGTGCCCGCGCATAGTGTGCATTTAGCGCATGTGGAACGGCGCAAACCCTCCGCGCTGGCCGGACATACGGCCTCGCCGGATTGTTTATCTACACCGATTGAAACCCTAAATACGCGCATGCCTAATAGGTTTGCGTGCGCTGCCTGGTCGATTGTGTCCGCGCTGGCCATGACTAGCGGAGCCCATGCGGCCGCGTCAAAATCGGCGCGTTGCCATTGATGCGTGTATCCGCGATGGCCGGCGGCGTATCGAATAATCTGGTTCCACATGCCTACGGGCGCAGCGAACGGGTCGCCATACGTGCCCAAGCGGACAATTTTACCGGCCAGCGCGCGCGCGATTGTGGCCGGATCCGCTTTAACGTACCGGCCGCGCTTATATGCGTGATAAACCGATTGAACCGATTTTCCTACTTGCACGTAGCATGGCGCCGCGCCGGTGTGTTTGGCCAGTGCTGGCCGGTGTTCACAATCGCCGCATATGGCCACATCGGCGCCGGTTTGCACGGCGGCCATGGGCGCAATATCGGAGCGGATAATAAAGGTTTGCACAATCGCGCCGGTTTTATCGTTTTTGCTGTCGCTGTTGATCTTATTCACAATGACGACTATCGGCGCGCCGTCGATCATTGATGCGCCCTCATATGCGATATATCCGAGAATTTTTGTCATGATACTTTCCTTTAATTTATTTGATTGTGTGGCGCAAAATTGCGCGCACAAATTAATGTAAGGATATTCCTTGCAATTGTCAACAATTATTTTCTAGGGGTTTACCCTATGTAATTGTGGGCAGTGTAGGTAAAGTGTAGGTCATTTTGCATGGGCTTAAATGACCTACAAAAAAAGCCCGTAGATGCTGGCTTTTTGCTGGTTTGTAGGTCATATTGTCAATTATTTGTATATTCGTTTAGCAAGTTAAAAAGTAATACTATATAGCTATACAGTAGGTACGGCCACGCCGTTTGGCCAGCGACTAAAAACGGATGACAACATTGCCTACATTGCCTACATTATAGTTTTGATAAGTATCTGGCCATGATGTTAGTGACCACTAACATTACCAAGTTAGTAGTCACTCACTTGTCAAATCTATATGTAAGTGGCCACTAACTTAGCAAATGTAAGTGAGTGCTCACTAACTTGTGGCCTGTATGTAAGTGCTTACTAACTTAGGGGGGGGTGGGGTAGGGCCGACGGCCTGGGGCCAACGGTGACGAAGGTTTCACGAACAATTTTTTTTTTATTTTTAAATTGCCCACATGACCCACATGATTTACACTCCGCACATGACGTTTCACAGCCTACCTTTTGCACCGCGCAAGATTGTTGCAACCGAAGCGCGGTTAAACAAAATCTACGAAGCCGCCAAGCTCGGCCTCAAAGGCGACGCTTTAGCCTTAGCGTCCGGCATGTTGCCCACCGAGTACCGGCAACTGTGCGAGTTGGACCCCATCGCGGACATGGCGGCGCTCAAAGGCAAAGCCGACGGCGAATTGGAAATGTCCCAGTGCCTGCACAAAGCAGCGACCGAAGGCGACGCTAAAGCGGCGCTGGCAATCCTGCAACACTCACACGGCTGGGTGGCCAAGCAATCTATCAGCATTGATGTTGACCAGCGCATCAGCATCATCGGCGCGCTACGCCAAGCCGAGTCACGGGTTATTGATGTAATCGCCAACGAACCAAGCCCAACCCTGGAACACAAGGTAAATGCAGAACACCATATACAGCGCTGAAGACGAACAAGAACTGATGGCCAGACTCTGGAGTCCGGCGATCAAGGACAACCCGCTAGCGTTTGTGATGTTCGCGTTTCCTTGGGGTGTTAAGGGCACACCACTGGAAAACTTCCACGGACCGCGCAAATGGCAGCGCGAGGTGCTGTTGGATATTGCGGTGCATATTAAAGCTAATAGCGATAAATTGGATTTTGACGTATTGCAAGAAGCAATATCGTCTGGCCGTGGTATTGGTAAGTCGGCACTGGTCAGTTGGGTCACGATCTGGATGGTAACGACAAGGATTGGCTCGACGACCATCATATCGGCCAACTCAGAATCTCAGTTACGCAGTATCACATGGGCCGAAATCACAAAATGGCTAGCGATGTCGATCAACAGCCACTGGTTTGAGGTCAGTGCCACCCGCGTGATGCCGGCAAAGTGGTTGACTGAGCTTGTGGAACGGGATTTGAAGAAAGGCACACGCTACTGGGGCGTTGAAGGCCGACTGTGGTCAGCGGAAAACCCTGACGCGTACGCTGGTGTGCACAATTTCGATGGTGTTTTGGTGATTTTTGACGAAGCCAGCGGTATTGACGACTCAATTTGGGCCGTTACTAGCGGTTTTTTTACAGAAAACACACCAAATCGCTTCTGGCTGGCGTTTTCCAACCCACGACGCAACACTGGGTACTTCTACGAAGCGTTTAACAGCAAGCGCGAATTCTGGAAAAGCCGCGTTGTGGACGCGCGCACGGTAGAAGGTACCGACAAACAGGTGTACGAGCGGATCATCGCCGAATATGGGCCAGACTCGGCGCAGGCGCACGTCGAGGTGTACGGTCAATTCCCGAATGCGGGCGATGACCAGTTCATCGGAGCTGACATCGTGGACGACGCCATGAAAAGAAAGAAGTATCAGGATCAGTCAGCGCCAATTGTGATCGGTGTAGATCCGGCGCGGTTTGGAGCGGATGCCACGGTCATCGCGGTGCGCCAAGGTCGGGATATTGTGAAGATCATGCGGCACAGGGGCGACGACACCATGACGGTGGTGGGGCATGTGATCGAAGCGATTGAAGAATTTAAGCCCACGCTGGTCGTGATTGATGAAGGTGGCTTGGGCGCGGGGATTGTGGACCGGCTGAAGGAGCAACGGTACAAGATCAAGGGTGTAAACTTTGGAAATAAGGCGAAGAACCCGATCATGTACGGCAACATGCGCGCGCAGATGTGGGGCGACATGAGGGAGTGGTTGAAGACGGCGAGCATTCCAAACGACAGGTTCTTGAAAACGGACTTGATTTCACCTATGATGAAGCCAGACTCAAGAGGGACGATTTTCTTGGAGTCGAAGAAAGACATGAAGTCGCGTGGCTTGGCCTCGCCGGATGCAGCCGACGCAATTGCTGTTACATTTGCGTTTCCTGTGGCGCATCGTGAGTACACTGAGCCCACACGCAAGGTATACTCTGGTCAAAGAGCCGTAGCAACTGGATGGATGGGAGCTTAGATGAAAAAGCCTGGACTGTACGCCAACATTCACGCCAAGCAAGAACGCATCAAAGCGGGCTCTGGCGAAAAGATGAACAAGCCTGGTAGCAAAAACGCACCAACGGCCAAAGATTTCAAAGATTCAGCCAAGACAGCTAAAAAGGGAAAATAATGGCGACTACCACACTTACAACAGCACCCACAGTAGCTAACCCAACAGCACTCCGACATTTTGTGTCGCGTGATGAAAGTCGTGCGGATATTTTTTCTAGTCCTGAAAAGTTAAAAGCAGCATTTGCAGACGCGGCTAAAAAAGCGTACAACCGTTCACCTGATTCTGACTGGGGCGTAAATGGCGGAAATGAAGCGTTGCTGTATAAAGACGCATTGGCTAAGATATACAACATCTCTGATTACACGCCACCAAATTGGCGCAACCCTGATTAAGGATTGAGTATGCCACTCGTTAAATCAAAATCCCCCGAAGCATTTCGCAAAAACATCAAGGCCGAAGTCGCTGCCGGTAAACCTGTCAAACAGGCCGTGGCAATAGCGTATTCAGTCAAGCGCGAAGCGCAAAAACCAACAAAGAAAAAATAATGGCAGATTACACAGGCATCGCCGCAGCCGGTGCTGTGGCCAACGGTGGCGACAAGAAGACCGAATCCGGCATTCTGTCCACCGCCCGCGACCGCCTCAACATGGCGATTGCCGCGTTGTCTGAAAGTCGTGAAGATGAGATTGACGATCTGAAGTTCTACGCTGGCTCGCCCGACAACCACTGGCAATGGCCAGCAGATGTGTTGGCCACCCGTGGTGCAGTGCAAGGTCAGACGATCAACGCACGACCGACGCTTACCATCAACAAGTTGCCACAGCATGTACGACAAGTCACCAATGACCAAAGGCAGAACCGCCCAAGTGGCAAGGTTATTCCAGCCAATGACGACGCAGACATTGAAGTCGCCGAAATCTTCAACGGCATGGTCAGACACATCGAGTACATCAGCGACGCTGACGTCGCGTACGATACAGCGTGTGAAAACCAAGTCTCCTACGGCGAAGGCTACATCCGCATCCTTACCGAATATTGCGACGACAACACATTTGACCAAGACTTGAAGATTGGTCGCATTCGCAACAGTTTTTCAGTCTACATGGACCCGATGATCCAAGACCCAACTGGCGCGGATCAAAAATGGTGCTTGATTACTGAAGACATTCCCAAAGACGAATACGCTCGTAACTACCCTAACTCAGCGCCCATCACCACCTTGCAATCAATGGGTGTTGGCGATCAAAATTTGAGCCAATGGATAACTGAAGACACTGTGCGGGTGGCTGACTACTATTACGTAGATTACGACCGAACAACGCTCAATATGTACCCTGGAAACGTGACCGCGTTTGAGGGAACCCCAGAAGACGAACAATTGAAAGAAATTTATGGAAAACCTAAAAGAAAACGTGAGTCGGATCGTGTCAAAATTAAATACTGCAAGATTAACGGTTATGAAATTCTTGAAGAACGCGATTGGGCGGGGAAATACATCCCCATAGTCCGAATCGTTGGTAACGAGTTTGAGGTCGATGGTAGGCTATACGTCTCCGGTTTGGTGCGTAATGCCAAGGATGCCCAGCGCATGTACAACTACTGGGTAAGCCAAGAAGCAGAGATGCTGGCCTTGGCACCCAAAGCACCGTTTATTGGTTACGGTGGCCAGTTTGAAGGCTACGAAGACAAATGGAAAACAGCCAATACGCAAAATTGGCCGTATTTGGAAGTTAACCCAGACGTGACCGACGGCCAAGGTGCGGTGTTGCCGTTGCCTGCCCGTGCCCAGCCACCAATGGCCTCAAGCGGTCTGTTGCAGGCAAAAGCTGGTGCATCTGAAGATATTAAGTCCACCACCGGCCAATACGACGCATCTTTGGGTATGCGGTCCAACGAGCGCAGCGGCAAAGCGATCCTTGCGCGCCAGCGTGAAGGCGACGTAGGTACTTACCATTATGGTGACAACTTGGCCCGTGGTGTGCGGCACATTGTGCGTCAGTTGGTGGACTTGATCCCCAAGATTTACGACACTCAGCGCGTGGCTCGCATTATTGGCATGGACGGCGAAACCAAAATGGTCAAGCTGAACCCTGACCAACCAGAAGCCGTTAAGAAAATCACAGATGAGCAAGGCATTGTGATTGACAAGATTTATAACCCAAGCGTTGGCAAGTACGACGTGGTTGTGGCCACGGGCCCAGGCTAC